CGCTCTTCCGATCTGCCTAATGTGTGGTCGGCAGCGTCTATCTCCTCCTGTATGGTTCTCTGAAGTGCCTTGTATTTGTTGATGAGTTCCGTGAGAAGCTTTATCTTCTCGGTGTCCTCCTTGTTCGTCTTCTTCAGCCGAGCCTCATAAATGGAAATGTTCTTGCCTACATCTTCAAGTGTTTTCGGGTCAGTTATTGGAGTATCGTCCGCCGTTACCTTTGATGTCGTTGTGGTTTTCTTCGGTGTCGTTTTAGTTGTGCTGATACCTTGCTGTTTCTTGTCATTATCCTCTCGCTTTTTCTGCTCCGCCTTCAGTCTGCCGATTTCTTTATTCAGCCTTGTGCGCTCTGCCTCATTGCTGCGCGAGGTGTTCTTCAACTCGTTTTCAAGTTGGGTGATATTATCCGTCAGATCTTGGTCTGAAACATCTTTCAAGTCCTTGCGCGACAAATCTACAGACTTCCTTGACGCATCCAGTTTCTTTTGGGCACTCACCATGTGGTCTATGGCGGAATCATACTGCTTTTGCAAAATGCTGATTTCGCCAGTGAGTTTGTTTATCTGCCCACCAAGTTGGTCATAGTAGTCCTTTCCGCCAGCTGCGTTCTCATAGTTGTAGTGTATGTTGCCGTTGCCGTCCCAATACTGCTGACCGAGCTGATAACGCTCACTTTCCTTGCTTTCCTTTTCAAGTTGCTTGGCAGCAATTTGGGAAGCCAATACTTTCGCCTGTGCCTCATAGCCTATCTGCTCGCAATACACCTTGCTCTTGGCGATGAGCGTGTCATACCATTCCGCCGCGGTACGGTGATAACCGAAACTCTCGCCGTACTTTTTGTTCAACTCGTCCACCTTCTTCGTGGCATTCTTGTGGCTGTTGATAAGCGAGGCGAGCGAACTTACCTCCATGTCGATTTCCGCCTTGGCATTGGACGAGGCATTGCTGAAGGCGTCAGTACTGTCTTTCAGAATGTCCACGTCCTGCGCAGCGTCCTCCGCCTCGTCGCCCATGGAACTGAACAGGGTGATAATGCCAGTGATTATAACCGATATTCCCATGGTCAAGGCTGCATACAATGCCGTTACAGCCACCGTCAGGGCTGCCGTGCCAGCCGTTGCCGTATATCCGCTTGCCGCCAACATGTTCTGCGCTATAGACACCATCTTCTCATGTATGGCCAATGCCGTTGCCTTGATTGTAGATATGGAGAAAGCTGCACTCAGTGCTGTCATGGAGGTTACGAACTTGCCGACGCTTGTAACGCATATCATCGTCTGCGCAGCTATGGTAACAAACGGCATCGCCCCCTGCACAAGTCCGCCGAGTTGTTCCTTGATGTCGCCCAACGTGTTCTCCAGTTGCTTCTGCCGTCCGGCATCCGTCTTGGCAAGTTCCTCGTTCATGTTTCCAACGTTGGCCGTAATGACCTCGGCAAGCATGGCAGCACGCTCACTCTCCGTACCGAACTGCAGTACCTGTTTCTGTGCCTCGTCAAAGGTGATGCCGACACGCTGCAGCACTTCCACCTGTCCCTGCATCGCCTTACCCATCATGTTGCCGATGCTCACGGCATCCTGATTGGTGGCGTTCAGTCCATTCTGCTGGGCGATGAGGTTGTTCATGGCGGGGATAAGTGTGTCAAGGCTTTGCTTCTCCTTCAGGAACGTGGCCATCTGCTGGGCACCGCTCAACTGCACCTCGTCGCCGATTACGCCCATTTCCTGCTGGGCGGAGCAAAATTCCTTGATGCTCTGTATATCTTCGTTGGTGCTGTTCATACGTTGCCGCATGATGGTCTCCAACTGGGTCTCTGCCACGAGTTGCACCTGGTAGGCTGCGGTAAGGTCTGCCATGACACTTTGCAGATCACTGATGGAGTCCTGGAGTACATCAATCGCTTGCGATGCCTGCGACCATGTGAGGATGTCGCTCTTCAGCCGCTCGCTCTCGTCCTGCACGCTCCTTATGACCCGACCGAGTTCTTCGGCATCGGCAGTAACACGCTTCGCACTGCCGTTGTCGTTGATTTTTATTATAAAACTGACCTCTTTTGCCATATTCTCATTTTTATTGTTTACCTTTGTGGCGGATACATTTTTGAACAACTTATGAGCGTAAACTTGAAACCCATACACGACCTTATCGTGCAGCACCCTTTCGCATCGGTGCTGACGGTGGCTATTTGTCTTGTGGCTTGTTTACCCATATTCTTATATGTCGTTACCAAAATCGCGGCCCTGATAAAATTCTTCAAAGGCAAATAATTGTTTATTTCAACCCTGCCGCCGCCTTTGCTTCCCTGTATCTGCGTAGGGTGTCTTCTTTGTCCATCTTCACTTCATTTTCCGACTTCTGCTCCGTCTCCCATGGAAATGACATAATGTCGGAGGCATCGAGCGTTTTCTTTGAATAAGGCTGCAACGTGCAAAGGCACTGCATGCGCAGACGTTCCCATTCGCCACGATCACGGCTTTGCTGCATCTCATTCCATGCTTTCCATGCTGCATAGAACTCAGAAGGGGTGCATCGGCAAAAGTCATCCATACTCATTCCAATGCACCCCATCGCTATACCGAGCAACTGTTCGATGTCGGGGTCTTCTACACTTTCCCCATCCTTTTTTTTTCAGCCGACTGCCTCACCTGCTCATTCCAATCATTGAGAACGTCTGGTGTAATGCTGTTGCAGAAAGTCTCGAAGTCCAGAGGGAACTCGGTGCCTTCCGCCTGGCTTGCGCACTTCACGCAGCACCACATCAGCATCAGCAGTTCTTCAAGGTCGTCCTGCTTGATTTGGCTCACATCCTTGCCCGTCTCTCGCTTGAACATGAGAAACGCTCCCATGACAAAGCCACAGGGATATTCTTTCCCCTTCAACGTTATCTTTATCATAGCTTATTCCGGATTTGATGCTTCACTAAGGCCATTGGCCACTTTCTCAACCTTGCCGCAGTTTTCCAACTGGAGGCTGTATTTGGCATCGTCACCGGCCTGTGCGTCAAGTTCCAGCGAGGTGATGATGTACTTGCCTTTGTAGCCACCGGTTGTCTTGCCGGTACGCTGGTCGCCATCGCGCAGACTGTAACGTCCGTCTATGGGTTCACCATTGAGTTGCATGTCCTTCAACTGATCGTAGGTCGGGGTCTCGGTGTCGCCATCCGTGAGGACACAGCCCTCGGCTGAAATGCTCTCGGAAAAACTCTTCACGAACTTCTCTTTCCACTTGCCGCTTGCTGCCTCCTTGGTTACGCGCTCACCAGTCTCCGTTGTGGTTGTCACCTTACAGCCAGTGGAGAAGCCCAACGCTTTTTCACCGACGCTCAGAATGAGATTGGTTCCGTCTAAAACACTTTTTGCCATATCTTTCTTGTTGTAATGGTTAATACTATGCCGGTCGCCACTCCGACGATAAAGGCGATGAGAAGCATCTTCCACGGATTGGAACTGCGTTCCTTTTCCGTTTTGGCTTCATTCTTCTGCTGCTCCAATGCTTTCTTGTAGCTCGCCATCTGGCGTTCATAGTACTCGCACTGGCGTTGCAGACTGTCGCAAGTGGCATACACAACGATGGTGCCACCTTTGTTCTGCACGGTTGCGCTGGCTCGTCCGTTCTTGGCTCGGTACTCTGCCTTTTCGGGTAGGTTAGTCAGTTCCGCCAGAGGTATCTCCAGCTTGGCTTCCTCCTGCGGTACTGTCTCCGTCCATGTCTGACGAACCTCGCTCTGGAGGGTGTCCGCGGATACTTGTTTCACGCTTTCCTCCGTTGCCACGCTCGCTTTTCGGCTTGTCGCGCAGCCCGACAAGAACAGGGCAGTCATCATGATGCTTGCAACTGTTCGCAGTGTCGATAGCCTTCCTAAGACGCGCCATCTCGCGCTTCGAGGCTTCGAGGTATCTTCTTGTCTCATTGAGTTCTTCCTTCAATGGTTTCACGATGTTCTCTACCAAGATACGGGTGGCATGCTCGGCGTTGTCCATACGCACCGTCTCGGCATCGGCTTCTGCCTTCATCGATTCCGCTTTCGCTTTCCTTATGGTAGCCCGCAGCGTGCATATTGCAACAATGGTAGCCACCAGACCTCCGCCAAGGAGGACGTTCAGGACTTCGCTGATATTCATGCCATCCATATTTTTACTGTTGGTATATTCCTATTGACTTGAGCCACTTGGCTACATCGAAGGCTGGGCAGGCTTTATTTACGCCCGGAAGGTCGCAATGACCTACAATCTTGATCTGCGGAAAACGCTGATGGAAGTTCCGCACATAGTCGGTCATCGCCTTCAGCTGCGCAGGGGTGCGCGTGTCCTTGGGGTGCTTCATATCCTTGGTGCAGCCACCGGCATACACCACATGACGGCTCACACTGTTGTAACCCCTGGCACCATTGGTCACTTCCCACGGATCGACCTCCGCATCTTCGTTGTTATCGACAAGACGTTCCACCTTGCCGTCCAAGTGTATCAGGTCGGTATAGCCTACCTGCTTCCAGCCACGCCCACCCTTGCTTACCGGGTCGGTGTGCCAGTGGCGTATCTCTTTAGAGGTTACCTCACGGCCTTCAGGGGTGGCTGTGCAGTGTAGGACCAAATACTTCATTCTCGCCATTACGCTTCAGCTTTATATCCGCTGGTCATTACAACACCTGCGTCTGCCTTCTTGAACATGCAGATGAAGTAGTGGCGGAAGTTCACCTTGTTGCGCTGGTACTCGGGGTCATTCTCGGCTGCGCTCCAGTACATCTTGGTGGAGCCGGTAGCCTTGAACACACGCTGTGTGTAGAATGCGAATGAGCAGTGGAAGTCACCGGCTGTCTCTCCCTTGTCGCCGACTGCCTTTTTCTCGCCTTTGGCTGAGAAGTACGGGGTGTTGGCATACTCGTAGATGTCGAATCCGTAGAGCTTGCCCACCTTGCCGGTGTTGCGGTCGATGTTGTACTGCTCCTTGAAACGCTGGTCGGTCTCCAAGAGGTCATTCACGTGGTCGGTACACAATACGAGGCGGCGGTTCGTGGTCGGAACACCCAACTTGTCGAGGGCTGCCTTCATCGCGAGCACGTCCTTGGCGGTCATCTTGATACGGCCGGTGGTCGCGTCACGCTCGCCGGTAGTTGTCAGTACCGGGGTCTTGGCAGTGTTCTTCTGTGCGCAGAGGGCGTGTGCAGCCTTGGCGAACTTGGCATCGTTGATGGCGTTTGAATGGCTCTCCTTCACTCGGGCAATCTTGTCGTAGCTGATAGCGTACAACTCATCGTCGGTGATTGGTGTTACCTTTGTCTGGAACTTGTCAAGCTGAATGGCGATGTCCTTGTCATCAAGTGCCTGCAAGGGGATTGGGTAGGTGGTGTTGTTGACAAGTACGTCAGGGTCCACACCTACCTCTACCAGGTGGATAACATCGTTATCGACAATGCTTGAACTGTCGGGGATGCCGTCAAGCCAAGTGCCGGCGAGGAACTCGCGGAGTGCCTTCACAAGCTCACCAGTCCAAATCTCTTTCAGCACGCCCTCGCGTGCCACTCCCACAGGCATTGCACCGCTCACGGCAAGCGCGACGGCATTGGCACCGACGGCACCTGCCACGGGCGACACGCCCAATGCCATACCGAATACGGCTCCTGTCATCGCATTGAACAGCACAGCCATAATCATGGTCAAAAATACTTTTGCTTTCATTGCTTTTTCTTGTTTTATTGGTTTGTACTAAAGTTCACACTCCATGCCGTACTCTTCCTTGTAGAGTCGCTTGTACTCTTCGGGCTGCTCCTTGCGGAGGGTCAAGAGTTCGCTTGACGGCACATCGCTCAGTTTCTTGTAGGCAGTCGGCTGCTGTGTTGCCGCTCCGCCCTGATGCCCGATAACGGCACTGAGTTTCATCTGCGGAGCCATGGCTGCGACAATGCGCTCCAGTTTCTCCTTGCCGACTTCCTTGCCGAGGTTGATGAACTCGTCCTTCTTGTCGGGGGCGATGCGCTTCTCCCCTACCGCCTTCTCCACGATGGCGGTGATGCCGGCAAGCGTGAGGGTCGCCTTCTCCTGCTGGAGTTTCTCGTTCTCTTCCTTGGCAGCCTTCAACTCACCGAGCTTGGCGTTGATGTCCGCCTCAGTTGCCGTTTCCGGCAAGCCCAACTTCAGGGCAATCTGTTTCTGTTCCATTTGTTTTTGATTATTGTTGTTCAACATTGGCAAGGGACATTCGCTGTCCTTGCCGAGGGTTATCTTCTTGCCGTCCTTCTGCAGCACGATGGCATCGTCATTGGCTCCTATGTCCACCAGGCTGACCTCAAACAGTTTGCTCTTGGTGACAGTAGGGCTGGTCTGCCCCTGTACCAAAAGTTCGGGGTCCTCACTCGTCTCCAATATGTCAAGCCCTACGCTCACCATCTTCAGACTGCCGAACTCATACTGCTTCTTACAGCGTGTGGATAGTTCGGATGCTTCGTCAAACATCAGTTCGCCGGTCACTTCACCATCCTCCACCTTCAGGTCTTTCACATAGCCTATCACATTACCACGCTCGTGCATATACAGCAGGACGGGGTTGCGCTGATACTGCTCCACGTTCATGCCTGCTGTCAGCACTCTTGTGCCGTAGCTGTTCAGGCTGTCGTTGGTTATTCTTACTCGTTTTCCTTTACTCATATCATTGTCGTTTTCTGGGCTGCATTGCCCGATTCGCAGTGCAATATTACGAGGTAATTGTCTGTCCGCCAAAAAAGTGTGCAATGGTTGCACACTTCTATGAAACCATTGCACACTTTTTTGGAGAGCCACCGAAATCGTGGCACTTTTGCATAAAGAATCGGGGCGTGGTATGCCCTGATGTGAACAAAAACCTTATCAACATGACAAAGGCAGATATTGAAAAAAAGAAATCGCTGGCACGCACGCTCTATCTTTCGGGCATGGAGCAGCAGGAGATTGCGGAGAAGGTGGACGTGTCGCGCGTCACCATATCCAAATGGTGCTCAGCCGAGGGGTGGAAAGAGGCTCGTGCCGCCAAAAACATCACACGCCCCGAACTGGTGAACAAACTGTTGCTCACCATCGACACACTCATTACACAAGTGAATGAATCCGACGACCCTGCACTCATAGCAGGACTCGGCGACAAGTTGGCTAAACTCTCGTCGGTCATTGAGAAACTCGACAAGAAGGCTAATGTGGTGGATGCCATCGAGGTGTTTATGGCGTTCTCCAAGTGGCTGGAGTACCGCTCGCAGACAGACCCAGAGGTGACTCCCGAACTGATGCGTGTAATCAACAAGTACCAGGACATGTACATCACAGAACAGATGGGTATAAAATAGTGGAGGCAGCCTATGGCAACAGCAGCGGAAAAGAAAAAGGCATACGAGGAGTGGAAAGAGCGATGCCGGCAAGTGCAAGCCATTACGGACACGTCACTCCTGAAAAGCGAAACGCCAGTAGAACGAGACATGCGTATCAAACGCTTGCTCAACAACTATGCAGCGTTCTGCGAGTATTACTTTCCCCACTTCCTGCAATTGCGTGACAAGACGACCGGTGAGGTCATACGCACCATTCACAACGCTCCGTTCCACAACGAAGCTGCACGCAAGGTCCGAAACACGCCCGACTTGAAGGCTGTATTCATGTGGCCACGCGGTCACGCCAAATCGACCCACCTTGATGTATTCACGCCGCTCTGGTTGATGTTCCAACCGAAGCGGCTTATCAACTTTATGGTGGTTGTCGGAAAGTCGGAGGACAATGCAGACCGACTGCTTGGAGATATTCAAGCGGAACTGGAATACAACCAGCGTCTCATTGCCGACTTCGGACAGCAGAAGAACGACGGCGGATGGCAGGAGGGCGAGTTCAAGACAAAGAGCGGTGTGAAGTTCCTTGCCTGCGGTCGTGGACAGTCGCCTCGTGGTCTGCGTGACCGTGAATCCCGTCCTGACTACATCGTCATCGATGACCTTGACGACGATCAGCTTTGCAAGAACGACAAACTCGTACACGACCTCACCGACTGGGTGAAGGAGGCTCTCTTCGGTGCGCTTGATGTTGGCCGTGGACGCTTCATTATGGTGGGCAACCTCATCAGCAAGAACTCTGTGCTCTACAATCTCTCACGTACAAAGGGAGTGTTCCTTTCTAAAATCGTAGCGGTCGATCGTAACGGAGAACCGGTATGGAAAGAGAAATGGACCAAAGAGGAGGCGCAGGCTTACCGCGACTTCGTGGGCTATCGTGCCTGGGAGAAGGAGATGATGCACAACCCTATCGTGGACGGTACTATCTTCCGTGCGGATTGGATTCGATACAAGCGTTTGCCAAAGCTCGAAAAGTACGACATGATTGTGTGCTATACCGACCCGTCGTTCAAATCGACAACCTCCAACGACTACAAGGCGAGCCGCGTTTGGGGAAAGATTGGCTCGGAACTGCATCTCATAGACAGTTTCGTGCGCCAGGCAACAGTCAGCGAGATGGTTCGATGGCTATACGACCTCTACGAGCGTACACGCGACACGGTGGCTATTCAGTTCTTCATGGAAGCGAACTTCATGCAGGATGTGATTTTGGACGAGTTTGCCGTGGAAGGTGAGCTGCGTGGCTACCAGCTACCCATCATGCCCGACAAGCGAAAGAAGCCAGACAAAATCCAGCGTATCGAGGCGGTCAGTCCTCTTTGGGAACGTGGCTTTGTCTGGTACAACGAGCGTAAGAAGGAAGACCCCGACATGCAGGTGGGCATCGAACAGACATTGGCGTTGGAACGTGGCAGCCGTGTGCATGACGATGCGCCTGACGCTGATGAAGGCGCTATATGGATACTCCAGCGCAATACAAGACAGGAAAGTTTCAAACCGGTGTTCGGCAAAAGACCGACCGCCAAAAACATTTGGTAACAATGATACAAGTAATAAAGGACATTATCTGGGGATGGCAGTGCAAGCGTGCCATCAAGAAAGCCAAAAAGCTCTCAAAGCTGCTTGGCATGAAGTATTATGTGATTTACATGAACGGCTCGCTGAAGGTCGTGCCGAAACGCACCATCCGCGAACTGGTTGCGAAGCACCGCTTCCGTAAGGGTGTAAAGGTTGCCGACATCGAGCGTCGTGCCATTTATGTGACGCATTAGAAAGGAGGCTGATTATGTTTATCACGGAAGAGGACTACAGAGTGGTCATAGGCGAAAATGCGCTGAAGGTCGTGTCGCAGGCATCGCAGGAGATACGTGACAATGCGGAACTGGAGGCTTGCGAGGAGATTGCCGGCTACCTCAGACCAAAATACGACACGGAAGCGGTGTTCTCGGCTGAAGGCGAAAACCGCAACCGTCTGGTGGTAATGTATACCGCCGACATTGCGCTCTATCACATGATTGCCGCTATGCCCCAAAAGATGGGCAGCGAAATACGCAAGGAGCGCTACGAGCGTGCCATAAAGTGGCTGGAAGGCGTGCAAGCCGGAAAAATCATACCCGACCTGCCGCTCGCCACCGACGAGGACGGCACACCGACTGGCGACCTGCTCATATTCGGTTCACAGAAACAATTACGACATAACTGGTAACGCTATGGATATAAAGAACTTTTTCAGCGGTATGTTCGGAGGTGGCAGTCAAAATATACTGCACACGCCAAACGGGGACTTCAACCTTGCGAAGTCGTCTGACCGCAAGCGCATAAAGAAGATGGTAATCGAACTGCAACGCACCACCGATGCGCTTACACGCAGGGACATTGCCGACTGGCGCAACGCCTGGCAGATGGCTATAAATGTGGACAGCCCGAACCGCCAACGTCTCTACGACATATACCGCGATGTGGATATTGACCTTCACCTATCGGGCTGTGTTCGCCAGCGTGTAGGATTCGTCATGGCGAAGTCCTTCAAACTGGTCGATGCAAAGGGTAATGAGAACGAGGAGGCACACCACTATTTCGACCAGGCTTGGTTCAAGCAGTTGCTCGAATATGCGCTTGCCGCCAATCTTTGGGGACACTCGCTCATCGAACTTGGCGACCTCACCACCGATGGCGACGGATGTCCTTGCTATACGGATGTGAAACTCATTCCACGGAAGCATGTCATTCCGGAATACGGCCGTGTGATTCAACAGCTCGGGCAGGACTGGACTACGGGCATCGACTACCACTCAGCCCCATTCTCTGACTGGCTCATTGAAGCCGGACGGCCTGACGATCTCGGCCTGTATCTGAAGGCTGCCACGCAGACCATTCCGAAGAAAAACATGTTGGCATTCTGGGATTCCTTCGGCGAGATTTTCGGTATGCCGATGCGTATTGCACGCACCACCTCACGCGACCCCAAGGAGATGGGACGACTTGAACAGATGCTCAAGGGTGCCGGAGCAAGCCAATACATGGTGGCAGGGCAGGACACGGAGATTGAATTTGTGGAGAGTGGCAAGGGCGATGCCTTCAATGTCTATGACAAACGCATCGATCGCGCCAACTCGGAACTGTCAAAGCTCATCATCGGACAGACGATGACCATCGAGGACGGCAGCAGCCTCTCACAATCAGAAACACACCTTGAAGTGTTCGAGAACCTGGTTGAAAGCGACTGCACCATGCTGCGCGACATCGTGAACAACCAGCTTATCCCACGCATGGTAAAGCACGGCTTCCCAATCAAGGGACTGCGCTTCGAATGGGATGATGCCGTCGATTACACACCGGAGCAGCAGGTGGCATACGAGACCATGATTGCCGACCGCTACGAGGTGGACCCGACATATTTTGCGGAGAAGTACAGCATGCCTGTTGGGGAACGGCGCAACGCTACACCCATGCTACCCGGTGGCGGTGACGATGATGACGACGAGGGCAACAATGAGCCACAAGACGATGACAAGGGCGACAAGAAGAAAAAGCAGCAGCAAAACGTACACGGCTCTTTTTTCGATTAAGCCCCACCGATTATGTGGGGCTGCACCAACGCTATGCCCAGCTGTTAGGCGATGATCCACAAACATTGTCGCTGTCTAAGGAGCAGGAGCAGATACGCAAGCAACTCTCTGGGCTGTTCGACGGCATGATGCGCACGCTCTATTCTCAGAAAGGGTCGGAGTTCCGCATCGAGGTGCTGGCAGAACCGAAAGTTCAGGAGTTCATCAATGCCCATGCTGGTGCTTTGGATTCTACTTTCAAACAAGTGGAGATGTCTGATGCCATGCGCAAGCGCCTCCAACGGTCTGACTATATCTTCTCCGGCATGAAAACGTTCCACGAGCTCAACGAGGCGTTCCCGTCCTTGCTGGATTCTAACGGCAATAGAAAGACGTTCGAAGCCTTTTTGAATGATGTTCGGAAGATAGACAACACCTACAACTCCAACTACCTCCGTGCGGAGTACAACTTCGTGCAGTCGTCTGCGGAGATGGCTGCCAAGTGGGAACGGTTCTCGGAGGACGGCGACCGCTACAACCTTCAGTACCGCACGGCTGGCGACGGCAAGGTGCGTCCGGAACACGCTGCGCTCAATGGCGTAACGCTTCCGCCTTCCGACCCATTTTGGGAAGAATACTATCCTCCTAATGGCTGGAACTGCCGTTGTACCGTGGTACAGGTGCGCAGGTCAAAATATCCTGCCACGCCACACGACGAGGCTATGGCACTTGGCGAGGAGGCTCTGCAGCGTGATACGAAAGGCATCTTCCATTTCAACCCCGGCAAGGAGGACAAGACGGTGCCCGACTACAATCCCTACACCATTCGGCGATGCCGGGACTGCGACATCGCAAAGGGCAAAATCAAGTTGGCAAAGTTTATTCCAGAAAATGAGTTGTGCGCTGCGTGCAAATATTTACGAACTTGTTTGGAACACAAATATAGCGATGGTTTCCGCAACTACAAGAAAGAGGTTACGAATTCTGTCACAGCCATAGACGGCAAGGAATGTGCAAACTTACAAACAGGACAGTTCTATCAGACAAAGAAATCATTCAAACGAGGTATTGCACACGCCTATACGGTCGAGGAGGTTGAAATGTTTGAGACATTCAAGGATTATGCTTCACGAATGACATTCGTCCGCCACAGTCCACTTGGGGAGGTTAAAAATATGACCGACCCGAAAGACATTGCTAACATTCAAAAAAAGATACACCGTGGCGTTACTGGCTACAATGTATATGAGGTTACTATCGGTGATGAATTGTGGGAATTAAAAACAGAAGTGTTCAAAAACAAATCGGAGACACTATATGTAGCAATAAGAAAAGGATAAACGACTGTCCAGCGAGGTTCACATACCCCCATTAGGAATCAGAAGCCTATCCTTTGATGCAAAGGTAATAACAAATTTTCAAAACACAACAAGTTATGAACAAAATTTTCTCATTTCTAAAGAAAAGCAACCGCTACAAGCATCTTGTCGGTGGTTTATTGGTCGGTCTGTGCGCATTGTCGCCATGGGCAGCCATCTATTCTGCCATCATTGCAGCCTCATGTCTCGAACTCAAAGACAAGCTTCACGGCTGTCCTTGGGACTGGATTGACTGGGCTTGCACAGTGCTCGGAGGCTTCATCGCAATGTTATTTTGGCTCATTGTGTAATATTCATTCATCTTTTGCACAGAGAATGAGTAACTTTGCAAACTGGTAGAGTTTCCCATAGGCCGTGTGGTCTATCGCGGGTACAACAATGCGAACGCGAATGGCGGTGTCTCGAATGCGAATGCGAATAACGATGCCTCGAATGCGAATGCGAATGTCGGCTCGCGCCTGGAAATCTAACAAATCGGCGTACAACGATGGGGACGTGTCCCTAATGTGGAGCCGAGGGAAACGAGCCACAGCAAAAGCACCTATATTCAAGGTGGAAAGCTGAAACATCAAGTGTCGGGCAATAGAGTTTGGTAGGTCGGTAACGATTCGAAGAAGTTTGGCCCGGGGAAAGGAAGGCCCTTATCTTCCATCATAAAAAGAAGACCATGCACAGAGAAGGCTATATCATGCAAGAGATAACGTCCTACGGCAATATGTCGGAGGCGTTTGACCGTGTACTGCGTGGGAAGAAGCGTAAGAAATGCCGTCAAGGACGCTATCTGCTCGCACACCGCGAGGAGGTGATTGCAGAACTGACTGAAAAACTTGCCGACGGTTCCTTTCGACTCGGCAATTATCATGAACGCATCATCTGTGAGAATGGCAAAGTAAGACACCTGCAGATTATTTCCATGTACGACCGCATCGCAGTGTATGCCGTGATGAACGTGGTGGACCAGCATCTGCATAAGCGTTTTATCAGAACGACTGGAGCAAGTATCAAGAAGCGTGGCACACATGATCTCCGCAAGTGCATGCAATTGGACATGGAACGTGACCCCGAAGGCACACGCTACTGCTACGAGTTCGACATTAAGCATTTCTATGACAATACTAAGCCTGAGTTTGTCATGTGGTGCTACCGCAGAGTATTCAAAGACAAAATCCTGCTGTCGCTCCTGGATCATTTTCTTCATCTTCTGCCGGAGGGTATCAGCTTCGGGTTGCGAAGCTCACAGGCTTCTGGCAACCTCTTGTTGTCCGTGTTCCTCGACCATTATCTGAAGGACAAATACGGCATCCGCCATTTCTACCGTTATTGCGATGACGGTAGAGTGCTCTGTGGCAACAAGCAAGAAAATTGGCTGGCACACGGCATTGTACATGAGCAAGTCGAAAAAATTGACCTTGAAATCAAGAAGAACGAAAGGGTATTCCCATCAGCGCAAGGAATCGACTTCTTGGGGTATGTGACATTCAACGGATCATACTCACTACTGCGCAAGCGCGTCAAGAAGAAGTATGCAAGGAAACTACACAAAGTCAAGTCAAGAAAGAGACGGCGGGAACTGATTGCGTCATTCTACGGAATGGCCAAGCACGCTTGCTGCCGAAATTTGTTTTATAAATTAACAGGCAAAAAAATGAAATCATTTAAGGATTTGAATGTCGCTTACAAGCCAGAAGACGGCAAGAAGCGATTTGCGGGTGCGGTGGTAAGCATCCGCGAGTTGGTGAACCTGCCCATCGTGGTAAAAGACTTCGAGGTTGGAGTCAAAACCAGCCAGGGCGAAGACCGCTGTGTCGTGTCCATCGAGCAGAACGGCGAGCCGAAGAAGTTCTTCACCAACAGCGAGGAGATGAAAAACATTCTCCAGCAAGTGAGTGAAATGCCAGACGGCTTCCCATTCGAGACCACCATCAAGGCGGAAACCTTCGGCAAAGGTAGAACAAAGTACATTTTCACATGATGAACAAAGTAAACGGAGCACAAGGGGTAAAGCTGCTTGAATGCACCAACCCCGTCAAAGGAAAATGGCGCGTCCGCTGGGGCGTGCATAACAACGAGGATGGATCTGCCGACTATATGGAGGCTGAGTTCAACGGAAAGCCATCTGAGGATACCATCAAGACCATGGTGTCGGAATGGTTCAACGACCGCACGAACGAGACCATACTTTCTGGCTTCGTGTGGAACGGCATGAGCGTGTGGCTCTCAAACGAGAACCAGTTCAACTACAAGGTGGCATACGACTTGGCTGTGCAGTCTGACGGCAAGACATTGCCGGTCACGTTCAAGTTCGGAACGGACGATATGCCATGCTATCACACGTTCAGCACCATCGAAGAACTGACGGACTTCTATACCAAAGCCATGCAGCATATCCAGGACACACTGGCTGATGGATGGAAGAGCAAGGATAATTTCAATTTGGAGTTATACCGAGACTAAGAACAATCCCTTCGGGGGAGGGTAATAAAAAAGCCCCCGGCCTGTTAAAATAGTCGTCTCACTTACTTTTTTAACACACGTTACCATCAATAGGCACGACCGGGGGCGTAAACCCTCGTTCGCCTATTGATGGCTTTTTTATGTGTGTGCGCGATGCGCTATGTAAGTGAGACGGTGCAAAAGTACTAAATATTTCTGAGAATGAAACTAATAGAGATACTGAATTTGAACAGGGAACTGCTGATTTACCTCCAAAAGGCAGGAATCAGGCTGGACGATGTGCAATATATCGACCTTTTTAAGGAATACCGCTCGATGTCGGCACAGGGCGAAAAAGTGTCGTACATCGTGGCTCGGCTTGCCTCTGAGTATGCCATAAGCGAGCGCAAGGTGTACAGCCTTATACGGCGTTTCAAAACTGACTGCAATCTACTTGCAGTGTAACGTTTGCGTATGGTCATTGTCGAGGGGACACGCGTTGTTACCTTTGCACCGTTTTCAAATTCAAAACGGTCATGAACAAATACCATCAAATTTTGCAGAAGGTGCTTGCCGAGGGCAAGTGCCAACAAAACAAGAAGGGGAACATACGCTATCTGCTCAACGAGCGACTGGTGCTTTCCCCCGCTGACCTGCTCGACATATTCGAGGGGCACGGCATCGCACGAAAGAAGTTAAAGAACGAGCTGCAGCTCTTCATGCAGGGTGAACGCAATGTGGAGAAGTATCGCGAGGTGGGCATCAACTGGTGGGACTACTGCGGTGCCATTCTCGTAAACTCCTACCCTACCTACTTTGAGAAGCTGCCGCCACTCATCGCCAAAATCAACCGCGAGAAGCGCAACAGCAAGAACTATGTGCTGTTCCTCGGCTCCACCGATGCGGAGACAAACCAGGCACCGTGTCTGTCACTCGTTCAGTTCCAGATTGAGAACGACGAATTAGTGGTGTCGGCTTACCAGCGCAGCTCGGACGCGAACCTCGGCTTGCCTGCCGACATCTACCACCTCTACCTCATGGCCCGGCAGATTGACCTCCCTTTGAAGTCCATCACGCTGAACCTTGCGAATGTGCATATCTACGAAAACAACATCGAACACACACGACAGTTGCTCAACGGAAACGAGAACGTGAAATTTGAACTGAACGTGTAAGGCATGAGAAAACAGTATTTATCGGCACCGCTCCCTTTCGTGGGGCAGAAGCGCATGTTCGCGCGTGAGTTCATCAAAGTTCTAAAGCAATATCCGGAGGACACGGTATTCGTGGATTTGTTCGGCGGTTCGGGTCTGCTGTCGCACATCACCAAGTGCCAGAAGCCAAATGCCACAGTCATATACAACGACTTCGACGGCTACCGCAACCGCCTACAGCACATCCCGCAGACCAACCACCTTTTGGCTGACCTGCGCAAAATGGTGGAGACGGAAGGCATACCCAAGCACAGCTGCATCCGTGGTGAACTGCGCGACCGCATATTCGCTCGTTTGGAGCAAGAGGAACGAGAGGTCGGGTACATTGACTTCATCACCATTTCTTCCGGACTGATGTTCTCCATGAAATACAAATTGAGCATCCCCGAAATGAAGAAGGAGGCTCTATACAACAATCTCCGCAAGTCAGACTACCCTACTTGTGAAGACTATCTTGAAGGTATCACAGTAGTATCATGCGACTACAAAGAGGTGTTCGCCCGATACAAAGACATGCCGAATGTTGTGTACCTTGTTGATCCGCCCTATCTATCCACCGACGTTGGCACATATAATATGTACTGGAAACTTTCCGACTACCTCGATGTGCTGACCATTCTTGCCGGACATCACTTTATATATTTCACTTCCAACAAGTCATCCATTATTGAGCTTTGTGAATGGATGGGCAAGAACCCGACCGTAGGCAACCCATTCAAGAACTGCCACAAGGTGGAGTTCAACGCCACAGTGAACTACAGCTCGCACTACACAGACATGATGTTGTTCACCGATGCCGCCTAACGGCGTTATAATTCGATTCTAACGGCATTAAAAAGCCCCGGCGGTAAATTATCCGTCGGGGCTAAATCGTTGCGACATGGGCGGTTTATCGCAATAGGTAACGCACCGCATAACAGTCGATGCTTTCAAGTATCTCTTCGTGGTTGTGGTTGGTGTTCGTCTCAACAAGCGCCATGCCGTTAAAATCATCACCACTCAATCCGTCAAGGGCTGTATGCACCTGGTGGCAAAGGTCGAAAGCTGCATCATGGCCACCGTCAGCCCAGTCTGTCACAAGGTGAATAGTAACAAGTCCCTTGCCACGCTGACTGCCGCCTTGAAATGGTGACCACTCTATCTTTCCAAACTCCACAAAGACGGCTGGACGCGCCCATCCTTCTTCCTGCTCTACAAACTCCACATTGTGGTTCCACAAATCGACGTGCTGCACTTCAGGCACATCGCTCGCCAGTTTTGCTTTAATGGCGTTGAATAATTCCTTTCTCATTTCAATTTATATTCGTGTTCAAAATACTCTGCAAGGTTCTCCTCGATGATGTCCTTGACCGCTTGCTCCACTTCTGGCGATGCTCCAAGAAATCTGCGGCGCGGTATCTTGATGCTCTTTCCTTCTTTCATCAGAGCCATGTGCTTCCAGAACTCAGCCTCGGTGCTCAGTTGTATGGTGCGCTTGTCGTTACGTCTCTCACCGTTCTTCTTGCGTCCGAATGAGCATGTCGCCTCATGGTACTTATGCCAGAAGAATCGCTTCATCCTCGCCGTCACCTTTACCTCGCCTCCATCGTTGTGTATGGCTGCATAAGGCAGTGTCGAGCAGAACGTGATACTGCTGTCTGTGGTTCGGCTGCTGATGCTCTGCCGCAACTTGCCGGTGTCTATCAGTATGGAACCGCCAGGGCGTGTAGGACTGCTTCTGCGCTGCCATGCCTCGTTGAAGAATGCCTGCCGTTCAAAGTTGCGGTCAAACTCATCACTCAACTCCACCCTAACGTCGTTTAGGATATTGCGGATAATTTTCTGTATGTCCTGGTTCATCGTCAAAGTCGAATTTTAGAAACGTCTGTGCCTCTTGTGGCACTTCGTTCTTTGGGTCACAAGAGGCATTAAGGAGGTTGTAGAAGGTACGCTCACATATACCATAAACAGGATACACGTACCTTCGCCATATCTCGCGGTTGCTGATTCCGCTTTTGGCATGTTGGTCGTATATCCTATTTATGTCTGTGACACGTTTCTGATAGCTTGCTCCTCGCCTCTTGCTCATAAAATGTTTTAGTGTCTGTCTCTTGGTTTATAGGGACGGATGTCATAGCTCATCTTTGCGCTGACGGTCACTCTGCCCGTTCCCTCACATTGGTCACATGTGCTTTCTTTGCCAGTCTCCTTGTCGTGGAGACGACCTGTGCCGTAACATTTACGGCACAAGGCCACTTTCGGTTTCTTCTCTACTTCCAGTATCATGTCTCTTCGCTTTTAGGATTCTGTCATTCCGAGCGGTATTGACTTCCACATTCCGTTCTCGTTCTTTATCTCAGCCCTGATGAACTGCTTGCTCACCTCCGGCTGGTAGCTTTCCTCGATGATGCGCACGCCTTCAAGGAAACGCTCATCGCCGGTGTCCTGCGCCACCTTGCGGAGTTGCACGATGCGGCTTGCCTTCAGCGTGCCCTTGGCATCGCGTGCCAGCAGGCGAAACACCATATTCACCAACGCCTGTGTCTTGTCGTCATTGGCAAGGCCGGCGATGTACTCCTTCACGATGGCGATGCCGTCCTCTACGGTGTCACGGTAGCCGTCGGTCACATACACACCGAGCGTAATGCGCTTGTTGCCCTCGGAGTTGGTGAACGTGTGGCTGCGCTGGTCGTCCTTGACCTTGGTCTTGAACAGGTCAGACTTCATCTCCAGTATGGTCTTGAAGTTGTCCATCACCTTTTGCTTGCTGTCCTTGATTTGCTCGCTGATGCCGAGAAGCACGGGGATGGAATGCTCTATTTCCTCGTCAACGAGCTGTTTGTACTCTTCACGCTCGGCCTTGGCTTTCGCCTCTGCCTCTTTCTTGGCTTTCGCCTTTTGGAATGCCCGGTACTCGGCCATCTCCTCCGCCGTCATTTCAACGGTCTGCTTGTTGTCTTCTTTCATTGTCGTAAACTTTTTGTTGATTATTATTTTGATTGTTTATCACTCGTCGTCTTCAGGTTCCGGCCAGTCACCTTCTTCCAGTTCCTTGTCTATCTCGTATTCAATACACTCAAGAAATTCGATGTACTGGTCACCTTGGAGTTCTCTGTATGCGATGCCATGAATATATTCCATCACTCGCTTCACTTTCTCATTCATGCCTCACCTCCATTTCCAATTGGTACCATCATGTATTCCACTTGTGGCTGTGCTGGAGGTGTCGGTTCCTTCTTGGGCTTCAGACCTCCCTTGCGCTGGATGGAGCGGAGCTTCACCGATAGCTGCTCCAATTCCTCATTACTTAGTTGGGAGAACACCTTGCCGGCAATACGCTGATCCTGGCAAAATGCGTTGATGCGTGTCCAGTCTGTTGTATCGATGCCGAGCTTCTGCATCAACCTCAAGCACTGGCTTCGATGCTTGCGCTGCTCGTCCTTGGCGGTGCGTATCAATTTGGCTGTAACACCTTCGAGCTTGTCGCACATCATGTCGTACTCCTTACGGGTCATTTCCCTAAGCGAAGTGGTACGTCCATCGGTGAATTGGCTCACCACTCCTTCCTTGAACTCATCGCCCAGCTCCTTGGTGGCAAACTTGTAGCTCTTTTTGAGTATGCCATAGAAGCGTGCGAAATTGGTTACTTCCTGTGCCATATCTATTTCAATTTTGACAACCTTATTCTTTCACTTAACACCTTCAAATTACATTCAGGACAACACTCCCCCTCATCTTTCAATGGATGAGGATTGTTTCCATAGCCGATTTGGGCCTTACCGCAAAGGCAGCAGGTGTATTCACGAACATTGTTCTCATGACCTTCAAACATCACTTTAATGCCACACGAACTGGCAACATCCAGTTCCAGTTTTGCTCCCTTGCTCAATTCCCAGCCTTGCAGCATATAGATGCAATCACACTTCAAAAGCAGGGCAATGTCCACTCTCATGTGCTCCATCCAGTGAGCATCCTGCGAAACGCCATTTTCAAATGGGTTCACCGGCTCGTAACCTTTTATGGAGAGATAGCGTGCCGCATGGTCAAAGGTTGCCATACGCTCTTTAAGGTCGTAGTGGGCTATCGCTCCGCTGATATAAACTTTCTTCTTCATCTCAGTTATGTTTAGTTGTTAGACTTGTCATTATAAACCTCCACGGCTTTCTCCGCCCAGATGGTGTAGTATTCACTTACGTTACCAGAATATCGTCCTTGACAGTAAGCACGGAAGCCTTGCGTCCTCACCTTCACACCGGCTGCGTATTTCAGTCTGATGGCAGGTTTGCCGATTGGTTTGCCTTTATCCTCTTGGCTGACGAAAATGAAGGTCTTGCGCTTGAAGCGGTCTATCAGTGCCCTGGTCAGTGAATATTCCCACCCTGCTTCGTATGCGTACTGGTAACTGTCCACGATGATAAACTTGGCACTCTTGGGTTTCGCCAGGCGTTCTTCCAATGCCTTGATGTCGCCATCGGTAATGATGCGGAACGAGCCTTGAACGTCAGTCATCTTGAATTGGGCGAGCCGTCGTTGCATCGACAGACCAACGCCCTCCTCCAAGGACACATACAACACGCTGCCTATACCGCAGAGCATCTTGGCAAACTGCATAACGAAGGAACTCTTACCACTGGCACTGGGACCACTGATGAACCATGTGTCGCCCTCTTCTGGCTGACCGAACACGTCTTTCCATTGTCCTTCAAATGGTAGTGCCTTACACTTGATATTCGCCACATCCTTGGGACTATATGCTCGCTTTGCCATATCACTTACTCACGTTTTATTTCTTTCTTTCACTTGACTTGTAGCACCACCCGAGAAGGCGACTAAATGGCAGTCCTATGCCATGAATGGACCTCATTAGGCAGAAATCACCTTCTTCGTCAACTTCACCATCACAATAGCCATAATATACCTGTCCGTTATCCATCACAAAGCAGGCTTCCCGGTTTTCGTCTATTTTTTCCAGTTTCTCTGGGCTTTTCAACACTCTGCGACTTCCATCTGTGAATGTCACTGTTATCTTTGTTTCCATATTACTATACTCTTTTTAGTTTCTCAATTTCCGTGTAAACTCGTCTCAGTCCACCACCCGACTTGCGCACCAGGGTAGCAATATCCGCACCTTCAGGAGCGTTCACCTTTGCCACCACGCTCGCCTGGTCTTTCAGGAACTTCTCACGCTCCTTACTGTCATCTGGCGTTACCTTCGAGTAGCGGTCACCGTATCGGCTGAGCATCTCGGTATAGCCCACTTTCTTGCACTCAATGGAGCGGTTGATTTTGGCTTTCAGTCCGTCCGCACCCATCATATACCAGGCGCAGCATCTTTCTGTAGCGTTCCACAAGGCTTTGAGTTCCAGAAAGGCCTCATACTGCAAGTCGCCAGCCTCGTCCAAAATGATGAGTGGGGTGTCGATTGAGCGCAAGTAATAGACCAAATCCTCGTACACGTCGCTGTATCTTCCGTTGCTGCCCACACCGAACTCAGTAGCTATCTTGCGCACCAGCTTCAGTTTGGTCTTCACTTGGGAGCAATCTACATAGATGGCATTGCGGTGGCACTGCACATAATAGCGTGCCGTGAATGTCTTGCCAATGTTGGGTATATCACAAAGTATCGCACTCAGTCCGCTCTGTTGGCTAAACTCCAGCTGCTTGGTGATATAGTCGAAGGTGGCGGTGCGTGCTGGTTTCCATTCAATGCCTCCTCTGAGGTTCACACCCAGTCTTCGGGCGATGGTTATCCAGTTGGCTTCGCTCAGTGCCTTGTCTGTCTGACCATTCTTGATGGCGCTATATACCGAGGTGCTGATGCCCAATGAAGCAGCGTGCTTGGCATCACTCGGATAGTTCGTGCGGTTGGTGGCTATGGCCTCCAATATCCGCTTTTTGTTCTCATTCGTTATCATGTCTCACGTTAATTTAATTGTATTCTAATATCATTCTATAAATCTGCCAACGGGTCAGAAATGTGGTAGGTCACTTCCATTTCCTGCTCACTTTCCATCGGTGGAAGTTCAATCGGTGGCGGTGGTGCAGCCTCTTCATGGGCGGTCTGCTCAGCCTTGGATATGCCCACACATGCTATGGCGTTCTTCTTCACGTATGCGTTGAAGGCTGCTATCTTCTTCTGCTGGTTCACGAATATCTCTTTGTCCTCGTCAGTCTGCTCCGCATCGGCCGTGTTGAACGTGCCCACGTCCTCGAGCTTGTCGATAAGGCGGTCGTTCTGGAAGATATAAACATCGGTTGCGTTGCCGTCCTCATCGGTCAAATAGTAGGCATCCACCTTGTAGTTGTTCGGATCGAGACGTTCCATCACCTCAGTCTTGCTCAACCACCAGTCCTTATACGCCACTCTGCAGTAGCTGTTTCTGCGTATGGAGGTCTCAGTGTGCTCACCGATAAAGCGTGCCCACACCGATTTGTCCATTGGCTGAAGCGTGGGGTTCATATTGGCTTCAAGCACTTGCCAGCGTGTCATGCCGGGGTATTTCTTCTGGTTCGGGTGGAGGGTATTGTTGAACTCCTTGATGTCACGGATGTCATCAGCAATCAGTTCTTCCCATGTGTAGTACTGTTTGTCCTCGTAGGTGTCATTCTTCTCATCAAACACCTTCTTGGCCTCCGTGCGGTAGTGCCTGTCCTTGGCGTAGAAGCGTCCGATGCCGAGGTGGTTCCTATGCTCCACCCTGCGTTTCTTGGCTCCGTTCATCGGCTCAGCGTATTTCTCTTGGGAGTTCATCGGGGCGCAGAAACGCACAAATGGGAACAATACTCCTGCCTTCAGGAAACTCTCTTTCCACTGACTCATCAAGTGGTTCTCCACCTCAACCTGTGCCGGGCAACCCCAGCCCTTGCTTTCTATCAGTCGGAACATCGAGCGGAAGCAGTCGGCAACCAAGTCCACGTTCTTGTTGCGGTTGTAGGCGTAGCCCACCACGCACTGGCTTGTGACATCGTAGGCGTAGTATGCCTTCGGCCTTGCCTTGGTATCCTTCAGTTTGCGTGGGAGGTCGCGGTCATCGAATGAAATCTTTGAGAACGAGAACTCAGGCGCATGGCGGTGAACGTGTGGCATCTGCTCGTGCATGAATGTGGTGTAAGAGTCAAGCGAGTGTTCAATAAACAGTCGGTTCTTGGGCTTGTTAAGATAGTTGGTGATGGTGCTTTCGCTCAGCGACTTCGGGTCACCGTTCTTGTCGGTCCACTCGCTTGCATCGAAAAGCTCACCGGTCTCTGGGTCATACACGTCCAGCTCACCGCACACAAACGAGTTGTACAATTCCCAAACATTGGTATTGAACGGCTTATTGGGTAACACGGCTATCGACAGAATCAAACGCTCGGTACGGTAATCCACCTTACGACTTGTCTGGTTACCGAACTTTCGGCTGATGAGACACTGGTAGCCGTCTCGTTGGTACTCGTTCACCTTCTTGCGGAAGCGCAACATACTTGCAGGCAATGTGTGCCCGGTCTTCATACGGTAGCCCTCCACAGCTTGCGACATCATGCTCCAGTCATACTTCTGGCCCATTGTCTTCTGTATCGCCTTGGCGTTGTTGTACAACTTGATACAAGCATTCAGCACGCTGGCGTTGGTCACATACTCCTTTACATGAGCGTCAGTAGCGTGGTCGTGTCCGCACTGGTTGCGCCAGTCGTTGAAATATGCGACAGCTGCCTGATCCACCTCGTAGTTGGCATCAAGCCAGGCAAGCAGCACCTCAAGCGACGGATCTGGATAAAGCTCCTTGAGTTTGTCTTGATAAGCATCGGGCAGACTGCTAACCGCGATGAGCGCATAACCGCCTCTTCCACCACGACGCACAATATCTATGCGACCGCGTGCAGAGAGCTGCTTGTAGTTGGGTATGGTCATCACACCGCCATCCACAAGTTCCCGCATCGAGATGCAAAGTCTGTTATCGTGGTATTCCATAATTCTGCCTCCCGATTATTCGCTTACAATTTGAAGCATTGTATCAAGATTCTTGGGTGTGAGTTGAGCCGCCAGCTGCTGGATATTATCCATATCGCGTAACTTGATATTATCCCAACGCGACACACACTCACCTTTGTAGAACAACTCTGTATTACCTGTACTCTTGTCGGTTTCCAGTTTTGCTCCATTAGGGAAGTACTGGCTAATCATACCGTCGTAGTCATACAACACTTCCACTTCAGGGACAACTGCCATCACGATACCACCCTTTTGAAGGGCAAACATACGAATACGTTTTGCGCAGTCTGTGTCGCCACGATCCTTGTCAAAGAGAAGAGCATTCCGCACTGTGCGGTCACCCACCTTGAACACTTTCGCCAGTTCTTGGCGAACCTCTTTTGTTACATGAATGTACTTTTTCATATCTCACTTGTTTTAATTATTAACATATTGGTGGAGCTTGGGGAGTCGAACCCCACATGGCTATCCAGCGCACGGCAAACCTGCCACTCCTGCGGTCTTTCCCGCGGTCATCCGAGGCCAACCCTGCCGACTATCCAGTGCGGTGGCTGACTATCCAGTGCAGCACCCAGGGTCTCCGTGTTATCCTGCAATCATTTTACCTCGTTTATCTTCGGTCTAACGCTACATCCGTAGCAGGACATCAGCCGTCTTATCAATCTCGCCACATAACATTCTGGTGCTGTGAATACGATTCCGTCCTCTTCTGTGTAGCTGAAACTAACACCATCCATTATCAGAACCATTGCCACCTTGTGCTTCACGCTCTGCGTCTGCCACTCCTTTATTTCTGTATCATTCATATTCTTTAATTGCTAAAATTCGTTATTCTCAGTCTTTTTTCGTATCTTTGGCCGCTCGTTCATATTGGAACACGCTGCAAAGATACAAAACATTTCGCCATCATGCAAGAAAAAGAACAAAATATTTCGCCAATCAAACAAAGAATTTTGTTTTTTGCTGGTACTTTAGGTATCAGCAAGCGTGATTTCTATGCCAAAATAGGGGTTTCGCGTGGCACATTAGAGAGTAAAACTGGTATTACCGAGGATGTTGTTACAAAATTTTTCGCCACTTATCCAGAGGTAAGTGTTGAATGGATCATGACTGGGGCAGGAGAAATGCTAAACATTTCGCCATCATGCAAGAAAGAGAGCAATAAATCCATAGAACAAATCGAAAATAAAGACAAGGCTCCTGCCGTATCATTCAATCCAACCGTGGGCAAACCATACTACGATGTGGACTTCTTAGGTGGGTTCAATGAGATTGTCAATTCTCAAGTAACGATTCCGACCAACAACATCGTGATACAAGGATTTGAGAAGGCTGACTTCTGGTGTAATGTTACAGGACACTCTATGGAACCCAAAATTAACCATGGTGACATTATTGCCCTCCATAAATGCACCCTGGAGGACATTCAATATGGGGAAATTTACGCTGTCGTACTTGATACATTACGCACCATCAAGATACTCCGTCGGTCGTCAGATCCAAAGAAGCTGCGTTTCGTACCTATCAATACGACAGACTATGACGAGCAAGAATACCCAGTAGAACGCATCATGAACGTATTTGAGGTTATTGGAAGCATTTCCAAGTTCTTCTAACACGAAATGTATGCCCCTCCAACGCCATTAGCCCCCGTTTGGTGGGGTGTACCCCCTCTTTTGTGGTTCACATCATACAAGAATCCCCATAAATACAAGGTTTTAGCCCGATTCGCGCCCATTTTACCAATATCACAAATGGGTAGTTTCCCCCACCCTATCCCTTAAAACCATCCTTTTCCCTCCCCCTCTATCCTACCCCCGAAAACCCCGAATGTGTAACCCCTAATTTCCGAAAATGTAACCCCTATCTGTAACCCCAATAGTAACCCCATTCCCATTTTTCGCCATTTTTGGACATAAAAAAAGGAGGTCAAACGACCTCCGTTCCCACGACCGCCCAAACGGCCTTTTATTTGCGTTCTAACGCCATAAAAACACCAGCCTAATCATCTGTCCCACGAGAGCATGAAATAAGCGTAGATTGCTTGATTATAGCGCGTTTCGTGCATAATGTACCATTGCCAGACAGCCCGGCATGAAGCAAATAATTCTTCGTCGCGCCGATCTGTTCAGCCGTCAAAACCGTATAAACCGCGGAAATGCTGCTAAAGTACCAGTCTTTCCGCCTCGTTCCATCTATATTGTGCAGCAGATGCACATGTATTACCTTTGCCATATTCACTCGTTTTGTTTCTGCAAATATACCAAATAATCATTATATGGAATAATTTCGCAATATAAAAATTCAGAAACACCATAAAAAAAGTGGCCTCAGCCACCATTCTACCCCACCCCAGCACAACACCAACCACCAACAGAAACGCAATATGAACCACCCGTAAGCCCCATGTAAACCACAGGAGCCTCAACAAGCCCCAAAAGTAAACCAAATGTAAGCCTATGTAAACGCTTCGTTTTACGCCGTCATTTCAGCCACACACGCCTAACTCGTTGAAACACAAACCTCTCACCCATTTTTCAGCCGACCGACTCATATACGCTTCGTTCTGTGCCCCATACATCAACTGGGTTTCTAAACCTATTTTTTAAAATTGGCTTTTA